GATCCTGGTCAACCCGTCCCAGTACCTGTACGGGGTCTACCAGCCCCTGCAGTCGGCTGAGTCGATGCACGTCCGGTTCCTGAACCACGAACGTGCATTCAAGTTCTGGACCCGCAACGCGGGTGCCCCGTGGTGGCGTGCGGCCCTGACGCCGAAGAAGGGTGCCAACACCCTGTCCCCCATCGTGACCCTGGCCGCCCGGGCGTAATCCGCCGGGCTGACCTAGTCCGCCGCGTGGCGGCCTAGTCCCTGACCCCCTACCACAAAGGAGCATCTACGATGCCTGTTTCGACTGACAACCAACAGCTACGTGCGGCCCTGGCCGTCACCGGCTACGACTTCGACCCGGACGCGACCACCGCCACGGACGTGGGCTGGATCGACGCCCAGGAAGTGGAGGGCCTGCTGGTCAAGTGCCAGCGGACCGTGGGCACGTCCGACTTGACCTTCGCCATCATCGGCAACACCGAGGCGGACGGGTCCGGCACGGACACCACCATCAAGTCCATCACCCTGGCGGCACAGCCGGACGCGGTGGGCGACTGCGTGTTCGGTGAAGTGACCAAGGGCGAAATCGTCCAGGCCGCTGCCGACGCGGGCGTGGAAATCCGGGGCTTGTCCGCCCAACTGACGGTGGCCACCGGCACGGACGAGTTCGCAGTTACCTACATCGCGGCGTCCAGCAACCCCACGCTGAATAACACCAGCGACGTGGTGGCCTAAACCACCCGATCCTCCGGGCACGGCCAGGGCGACCTGGTCGGGCCTTTTTATCATGCAGCACTACGCCCTGACACAGACCACGCCCCCGGTGAATGAGCCGGTGACGACCGCCGAGGCCAAGGCCCACCTGCGGGTGGACGGCACGGACGAGGACACCCTGATTGCTGGTATGGTCAAGGCCGCCAGGCGGCTGGCCGAGAACTACACCCAGCGGCAGTTCATCACCGCCACCTACACCCTGAAGCTGCACGACTTCCCAGACAGCCAGGGGGCCGTCTGCCTGCCCCGCACCCCGCTGGGCAGTGTGTCTAGCGTCACGTATCTGGACGCGGCAGGCGACAGCCAGACGCTGTCCACGGACGTGTACGAAGTGCTGTCTGACGACACCCACGCCAGCGTGGTCCTGAAGCCGGGGCAGAAGTGGCCCGAGGTCCGGTCCGAGCAGTACGAAGCGGTGACGGTGACATTCACCGCCGGGTATGGGGCCGACACCACGGACGTGCCCGAGGTCGCCAGGTCGGCGGTGCTGGCCCTGGTCGGCTACCTGTTCGAAAACCGCGAGGGGCAGGGCACCATCCCCATGACCATCCGCATCCTGCTGGACGGCGTGAGCGTCCACAGCCCAGTGTAGAGGCGGTGCGGTATGCCAGCAGGACGACACGACAAGCGGGCGACGATCCAGACCAAGACCACGGCGACCAACGCCGGGGGCAATGAGGTGCCGACCTGGAGCACGGCGGCCAGCCGGTGGGTGTCGCTGCAGGACACCACGGGCCGGGAGTTCCAGCGTGCCCAGGCTGTGGACGCCACCCTGGACGCTGTCATCATCCTGCGGGTGCCCTACGACGCCCTGGGCGTGGAGGACCGGATTGTGATTGGCACCCGCACCTTCTGGGTGAAGGCCATTGTGGGCCGGGACGACCGGGACCCCCGCCGGGGGCAGATTGTCCACGCCAAGGAGGTGCTGGCATGATGAAGGCGAAGCTGACGGGACAGAAGAAACTGATGGCGGCCCTGGACAGCCTGGCCAAGCCCAGCCACGCCAGGAAGGTGGTGCGGCCTGGTGTCGCGGAGGCGGGCCGGGAGTGGCGGGACGACGCCCGGGCCAGGGCACCGAAGGACACGGGGACGCTGCGGAGGGCGATAGCGACCAAGAGCAAGACCAGCCGGAAGGGCGTGTATGCCATCGTGGGCGTGCGGACGAAATACTACCGGGCGGTGGTCCGCACCAGCGGCTACGGCTACCGCGTGGCCCGCCAGGCCCTGCCGACTCGCTACGCCCACGCCCTGGAGTTCGGGACCGCGAAGGCGGCACCCCGCCCCTTCCTGCGGCCCGCGTTCAATCCCCGGAAGGCCCGGCTGACGGTGGCGGCCCGGGCCAGGCGTGAAATGGCCAGGCTGCTGGCGTCTGGGAAAATCCAGAGGGGGACGGCATGAGCCTACTAACCGACATCCGGGCCAGGCTGGTGGCGGACGCGGGGGTGTCCGCCCTGACCACCCGCATCCGCATGTCCCGGTCCGAGCAATCGGACACGCTGCCCCGCATCATCCTGCACGGCATCACTGCCGGGCATGAGCACCACATGGGGGCGGCCACGGGGTTCGTCAACGGTACCATTCAGGTGGACTGCCTGGACCAGTACCCCCATGAGGCGGAACTACTGGCGGACGCGGTCCGCCTGGCCCTGGACGGGTTCCGGGGCACCGCTGGCAGCACCGCTATCAGCACCTGCCACCTGGCAGACGAGCGACATTCTGAAGTGGCACCTGTGGAGGGTGCCGATACATCCGAGGGTGTTAGCATGGTCCAACAGGACTATACTGTGGGCTACCGCGTCACCATCCCCACCCCTAGCTAAAAGGAGCTAGCCATGCCTGTAGACAACGGAACCGGCGGCAGCATCACATTCGGCACGTCCGGGTTCACTGCCAATATCAGCAACATCAACTGGGACGGCATCGAGCGGGCGAGCATCGCCACCAGCCACCTGGGCACCACCACCGCCCACACCTTCATTCCCGGCGACCTGTACGACCCGGGCGAGTTGTCCCTGGACATCCAGTTCGACTGTGACGAGTTCCCGCCCATCGGGTCGGCGGCGGAAACCATCACCGTCACCTACCCGCTGTCCAGCGGCGGCATGACGGCAGGCACCTGGGCGGCCACCGGGTTCGTCACCGGGGCCAGCCACGTGGTGCCGCTGGAGGAACTGATGACGGGGACCATCACCGTCAAGTTCAGCGGTGCAATCACACCCACGGACGAGTCCTAACCACGGACCCCTGGGCGGCAGCGGCGGCCCTGGTCCCCTGTAACGGAGCAATCAGATGCGTGTGCAAATCCTGCGGAAAACGCTGAAGCTGAAGGGCGAGGTGGGCGACGTTGTGGAGTGTGACGCGGCCATCGGGAATCCGTTATCCTGTGTGGGTATCGTGCAGGTAATCGAGCACGACCCCCCGGCGGGGGCCAGGGCCGTGGTCAAGGAGGCCAAGCCCGGGACGAGGACCAAGCGGGGCGGCAGCGGTCGCCCTAAACCACCACACCCAGCAGCGGAGGCCACGCATGGAACTGACGACACGGGACAGCCTACTGGCGATGACGGGGACGGCGACACCGCCCCATAGCCTGGACATCGAGGGCATCGGCACCGTTCACATCCGCCGCCTGTCATACAGCGACGTGATGGGCTATATCCGCAACGCGGGGGCGGACGAGGCGGCGGTGATGGTCCGCATGGTGGTGGCCGGGGTCTGTGACCCGACCGGCAAGGCCCTGTTCCAGCAGGGCGTGGACGAGGACAAGGTGGGCGACCTGGATGTGGACGTGGTCCGTAAACTGGCCGAGGCCGTGGCCGAGCACGGCGGCGTGATGGCAGATTCGGACACCGTCCTGGGAAACTCCGGGACGACCACCTTGGGCGATTCTGGCACCGCCTAGCCCTGGCGTGGTCCTGCACTGTGGCCGAGGCACAGGCCCGGTGCACCTATGAAGAGTTCATAAGCTGGCAGGCGTACTACCGGCTGGAACCATTTGGGGAGGAACGGGCCGACCTGCGGAACGCCATCGTGGCGTTTGTGGCGGCCAAGATCGGCGGCAGCAAGTCGGCACGGGTCGCGGACTTTATGCCCAACTTCGACAGACCCGAGCAGCCACAGCGGCAGACGGCGGCCCAGCAGGCCAACCTGTTCGCCCAGTACGTGGCGGCCCATAACGCGGCGGTGGCCAATGGCTAGTACGGCAATCGGCAAAATGCACCTGATGCTGACGGCGGAAACGTCCAAGTACAGCAAGGGCATGAAGCGGGCGGGGAAGCAGACCCAGGGGCTGGAGTCCAAGGTCAAGCGGTCCGTAGGGTCCATGAAACGTATGTTTCTGGGTCTGGCGGCGGTGGTCGGGGTCGGCCTGGGCGTGCGGGGGTTCATGGACGAAATGCAGCGGCTGGACGACCTGGGCAAGACCGCCGACCGCCTGGGGTTCACCACCGAGCAGCTATCCGGCCTGCAGCACGCGGCGGAATTGTCGGGCGTGCAGGTAAACACGTTCAACATGGCCATGCAGCGGATGACCCGCCGGGTGGCCGAGGCCGCCGCCGGGACCGGCGAGGCCCGGGGGGCACTGCAGGAGTTGGGCCTGGACGCGGTCCGGCTGAACTCGCTGGGACCCGACCAGGCCATCCGGGCCGTGGCGGACGCCCTGGCGGCGGTGCCGAACCAGGCGGACCGGGTGCGGCTGGCCATGAAGCTGTTTGACAGCGAGGGCGTGGCCCTGGTGAATATGCTGGGGGAGGGTGCCGAGGGTATCGACGCGATGGTGGCCGAGGCCGAGCGGCTGGGCATCGTCGTGGGCGGGGACAGCGTGGATTCCGCCGAGGCGTTCAACGACGCCATGACCGGGCTGAAGGGGTCGATGCGTGGCATGATTGTGCTACTGGCCGACCAGGTCATCCCGGCGGCCACCAAGGTCATCGAGAAAATCAGCCAGGTCATCGGCTGGCTAAGTAACATGGACGCCAGCACGGTGAAGGCCACCCTGACATTCGGGGCGATGGCCGCCGGGTTCCTGGCCGGTGCCGTCATCATGGCCAAGATTATCAGGCTGCTGGCGGCTATGCGTGCAGCCACCAAGGCCCAGTCCGCCGCCCAAATCGTGCTACTGTCCCTGTCTGGCCCCAAGGGGTGGGCGATGGTCGCGGCGGGCCTGGCGGCAGCCACGGCGTCTGTGGTGGCGATGAATGCGGCACTGGCAGAAACCGAGCAGGAGATGCGGGAATACACCGAGGCCGCCCAGGAAGCGGCTGGTGCCACGGGTGAAATGACCGAGGCCCAGCGTGAAGCGGCGGCTGCCGAGGCGGCGGCCCAGGCCCGCATGGCCGCCCTGGCCCAGCGTGCCGCCCAGGTGATCGCGGAAACGCGGACCGAGGCCGAGCGGGCGGCCATCAAGCTGGCGGAACTGCAGGAACTGCTGGACGAAGGGCTGATCGACCAGGAGACATTCGACCGGGCCGTGCACGGCGACCGGCTGCGGGACCTGGAGCAAACGGCCCAGTCCTACCTGCAGATGCTGCAGACCGAGGCGGAAAAGACCGAGGAAAAGCTGGCCGAGGTCCAGGAGTTATTCGACGAAGGGCTGATTGACCGGGGCCAGCTAATGGCCCTGCAGGCCCACATCCGCGACCTGGGGCGGGCGGCCAGTGATGCGGGCCGGGAGGCGGCCCGGGCCTGGGAGGACCTGGAGCGGCGGGCCGAGCGGGTCCTGGACAGCCTGCTGTCCGACAGCGAGCGGCTGCGGCGGGAAATCCAGGGGCTGCAGGAGTTGCAGGCCAATGACCTGCTGACACCCGAGCAGGCCCAGCAGGCCATCGACAACGCGGTGGCTGCAGCCCAGGACCGCCAGCAGGCGACCGGGCGGAACATGGTAAACCGGGTTAATATGGCGGCGATGGGGGCCGAGCGGGTCACGGGCAGACGCGGCAACACCGTGGAGGACCGCCGCCAGGAACGCATCGCCCGGGCCGCCGAGCGGACGGCGACAGCCAACGAGCAGGTCCTGGCCCTGCTGGCTGACGAGGGTATCAGTGGCAGCCAGGCCGCCCAGCTTCTGAGGTTCTGACCCATGCCCATCACCGCCACCGAACTACAACAGGGCACCGCCAGCCGGACCACCAAGGGCCGGTCCTACACGCGGGTGTTCCAGGTCCACAGCGATGCCGAGGTGCCGCTGGACCCGGCCAGTGCCAGCTACGCGGTGCCCGTCGTCCTGGGCCAGTTCCACCCCCAGGACCCGCTGGCGTCCTGCAAGGACTTGTCCTGCCGCCTATTCGCGGACCGCGACCACCGAAACGTGTTCACCGTCACCGCCAAGTACGAAACGGGCAGCGGGGGCAGCGACGACCCGGAGGAAAACGAGGACCCGCTGCAGGACCACCCGGTGATTACCTGGGACGTGCGGACCGTCCGCGTGCCGGTGCGGAATGCCATCGACGACCAGGGCGAGAAAATCGCGATTGCCAACAGTGCGGACCAGCCATTTGACCCGCCACCCGAGGAAGAACTGTTCGTCCTGGTGTATAGCTACACGGTGAACGTGGCGACCCTGGACCCCGAGGCCCCGCTGGAGTACCTGGGGGCCATCAACGGCCAGGCGTTCAACCTGGCGGGTCTGCAACTGGAAGCGTACCAGGCCCGGGTGGCCCGCTATGGGGCGGCGAATGGCGAGCGGAACGGGACCCGCTTCTGGCGTGTGAATATCGTGGTGGAAATCGCGGACGACTGGCGGCTGGTCCTGCAGGATATGGGCACCCGCCAGAAAAACCCTATCAATTTCGAGGACCCCCGATATCAGGGGAATGGCGAATACCTATATGCCCCGATCCTGGGGGTGGACAACCTGCCGGTGGCGGGGCCGGTGCCGCTGAACGGCAACGGGCTGCCTGCTGCCGAGGGTGCCCCGCCCGTGTTCCTGACCTTCAACACCCTGGCCAAGCCGCTGAAAAATCTGGCGAATCTGGGGCTGCCGACCAATAACAACCCATAGGGGCATCCACATGGCCGACCGATACACCGATACCACCCTGGTCAACAGCGACTACACCAGCGGCTCCAACTGGGCACCTGTAAGCCTAGTCAATGGCACCTACCGCTGGCAGCTATCCGGCAGCGGCACCGGGGAGTATTACTGCCAGCTATCCGGCGGCGGGGACCCGTCCCTGTCCAGCCCGGACGCGGTGGAAATCAACGGGGCCGTGGCGTCCACCGCCGGGCTGGGGTCGCTGACGGCGGGCACCTGGAATTACGGCGACAACGACACCCTGGGGTACAGCACCGTGTACGTGCGGCTGACCGGGGACGCGGACCCGGACGACCAACTGGCGGGGTACGTGGGGGCCAAGTATGTGCCGGTGGCCAATGACGACGTGACATTCCAGCACAACGCCACGGTGGCCCTGGCGGGCAGCGACCAGTCCGGCGTGGAGTTGGACGACATCGAGGTGCTGCCCCAGTGCACGGGGAATGTGGGCAGTGCGGACGCCTACCTGCAACTGGACCAGGGCACGTCCAATAAAACCGTGTTCGCGGGCAGCGGCACCTGGTACCTGGACCTGGGCACGTCCGGGTCCGCCGAGGTCCGGGTGGAGCGGGGCCTGAAGCCTGGGGCGGGCCTGGCCGGGCTACACTTCAAAAACGCCACCAATGCCATCACGCTGATGTCCGTCACGGACAGCGTGACCCGCCTGGTGGATGCGAATATCACCACGCTGGTGGTCCGCACCGGGGCCACCGTGTATATCAGTGCCGACTGCACCATCGGGGAGGTGGTGGTGGACGGCGGCACGGCGGTGGACTACGGGGCCGCCATTACCACCTGGACCCAGACCGGCGGGACGGGGACCAAGGACGGCACGGACGCCTTCGTTCTGAACCTGTCCGGCGGCATTTTCTACAACGACGGGACGGGCACCTGCACCGCCACCGTGGACGGGGGGACGCTGAACAGTGCCCGGGACGGGCGGGCCAAGAGCCTGACGGCGACCCACAACGGCGGCACCCTGGTGATCGGGGACGCTGTCACACCCACGCTTACCCTGAATGTCACCGCGACCCTGACCGCGTAGCGTCCACATGACACTGACCGGATTTACAGAACGGGGGGCCAGGCGGGTGGCCCAGGCCGTGATGACCGTGGAGGGCATGGACCCCCGGCATACCGGCACCCGCCCAGCGTTCGCTGGGACCCGGTCCCAGGCGGCGGACTTCATCGTGCTGCGTGTGACCGAGGCCAGTCCGGCCAACGTGCCAACCCGCAAATACGCGGCGGTGCAGGTACACCGCCCCGCTGACGGCACCGGCCTGCGGGACCTGCCCAACGGGATGCAGTTCAGCCTGGAGGTCACGGGCGTGCCCCTGTACGCGGCCCTGGGCGGCCTGGCCGTGGGGCAGTTCGCACTGGGCTGGCTGTCCGGCGGCATCTGGCACGCCATCCCATACAGCAACACCAGCGAGTGGTGGGGGGAAATCACGGACAGCGACGAGTTCGCAACCAACCGCTGGGACTACGAGGTGGAGGAACGGGTGCGGACCGCCACGGGGTGGGAGGCACCGGACGACCCCCGGGTATTGACCGCCTACAACAGCCTGGAGGCGAACAACAGCGGCAGCGGTGTGCAGGGAAATGGCATCGACCTGGACGGCCAAATATTCACCGACAACAGCAGCCTGGAAATCATGCCCGCACCCCAGGGGGCCATCGTGCGGGTCTACGAGGAATGGTATGTAGACGCGGACGGGGTCGAGTCCGCCTATGTGTCCTTCCAGTTTGCCAACCCCGTGGATGGGACCTGTGGCTGATGGTTGCGAGCCTGGCCCCATACTGCTGCTGCGGCTGTGCTACGGACGGGAGCACCTGTGCCAACTGCAGCACGTCCGGCACGCCCAGCGAGTTCACGGTGACGGTGAACACCAGCGTGACGCTGTGCAGCGGGTGCGTGGACGAGTGCGACCCGTCCGCGTCTGACAGCTACGACGTGAAGTACACCTGGGCGGCTGGGGACCCCCTGGCGGGGGAGGAACTGGTGCTGACCCAGACGGCCAGCCCCTGCATTTTCACCCACACCCTATCCAACGCCTTCGACGATGAGCAGTACGACTTCGACCCCAACGCCGACCCCGCCGATTTTGAAGATGGCAACTGTGACGACGGCACCCGCATCCTGACCACGACCACCAAGGACGTGGTGCTGCGGCTGCAGTTCTACAGCAGCACCGTGGCCCTGTTCAGCATCGTGGCCAGCGACGGGGCCAGCATCGACAATATCCTGTTCGCCCAGAAGCTGACCATCACCAGCGGGGTGTGCACCGCCAGCCTGGCGTTCGACACCAACAGCCTGACGAGCGGAAACTGCGGCGAGGCGGCCAGCAATGTGGCCCCGTCTGAGTTTGGCTGGACCGACTGCAACGACATCAATTCGGCACACGGCGGGGACTTCGATATCGTCTGTGGCGACACCACGGGAGCATGACATGACCAGCAGCATCCAGTTCACAGGCGTGCACCCGGACGAGGTCGCCCTGGCCCGATACCGGGAGCACGTCCAGGCGGCGGGCCTGACGCCGGACAATACGACGAACCCCACCATGCTGGTGACGCGGGACGGTGTCGCCTTCACCTTCCGGGGCTGGCAGCCCGGCCAGACCGGCCAGGCCCCGACCTATGCCACGGTGGAGCGGGGCGGCACCATCGAGGTGGTGGTGCTGTCCGACATGGTGAAGTACGCCCAGGGGGCCAGGCTGCTGCACTGGGATGGCGGCCTGTGGGCCAGCGTGGACACGTGGGCACACCGGAACAACAAGCTGTGGATGGTGCCCCTGGACGGGGGCCACCCCCGGGAGTTACGCTGGGAGGGGCGGAATGTGGTGGAGCGGAACTGGGGGCTGTACGCCCACGGCGGTGACCTGTACGCCATCCACAGCCTGGCCCCGCTGGTCATCCTGCGGCTGGCCGACATCCGCACCGGCAGCCTGCGGTTCACTGGGCACCTGGCCCAGACGGGCCGGACCCTGCCGTGCGTGCACCTGGGCAGCCTGCCCCGCGTCCAGGGCGGGCACGCCTACTTCATGGCCCACCGGAACCTGCCGCTGCGGACCCGGCACAAGGCCACCACGGTGGGGACGCTGTGCCGCCTGGGCGTGGACACTGGGCGGCTGGAGGCGTACCCCGTGCCGCTGGCCTGGTCGCTGGCGGAACTGATCCAGGGGCGGCCCCGCCGCCTGGACGTGGCCAGCCTGACCTACTACAGCGGCACCGTTGTGGACGAGGTCGCCCTGCGGCTGCAGTGTGGGCTGAACGACAACGGGGCGGGTATGTCCGTGCACCAGCTATCCGACTTCGACCGCTGGCTGCCCCTGGACGCGGTGCTGACCCAGGCCGAGGCCGACCTGTGCGGCGACCCCAGGCCGGGCAGGCGGGTGCCCAGGAAGGACTACACGCCCGAGCAGGTGGCACACGCGACCGCGTCCGCCGAGCACTGCCAGGGGTGCGAGCACGCGGGGCCGTCCGGGGTGCGGCTGACGATCAACACCGGCATCGGGGAGCGGACGGTGCTTCGGACATCCTGCACCAAGTGCAGGACGTGCGGCAGCAGCATGTCCCTGCTGGAGCAGTGCCCGGTGGGCAAATTTGAAAAATACCAGGCCGGGGATTGACACCCTAGTATCCCGGCGGTATAGTCCACCGCATGAGCACACACACGCCCACCCGCGACCCTGGGGCAAGGGACTGCCCGCCCCGCCGACCTGGCACCACACCCTGGTATCGGCTGGACCGCGTCACGGACGCCACGCTGGCAGCGTGCCCCCTGCAGGCGGTGGCGGCGGCTGGGCCTTTTTCGGCTATCATCACATAGGTGTGCTCGCTGGTGCTGGTGCCCGTCACCACACCAGCCTTCGGGCCACGCCCCCCTACCCGGGGGCGGCGGCCTTTTTTATGGGATAGGACAGGACAGGACGGCATGAACACCCAGAGGACATCATGGAGCACACACACACGCTTACCGCGTCTGCAGTCGGCACATATCTAAGCTGCCCCCGCAAGTATCAGTGGGCATACCGCGAGCGAATCCGCCCGGTGCAGGTGTCTGAGGCCCTGCGGGTCGGGTCGGCCTACCACCGGGCACAGGAACTACACACCCAGGGCGTGGCCTGGTCCCAGGTGGTCGCGGACATCACCCGGGACTGCATCAGCGAGCATGAGGCCCACATGGTGCTGGCGATGGTGTCGGCACACGCCCACCACTACGCCACCCAGCCCCTGCAGGTGGAGGGGGTGGAGGAGGTCTGGAAGCGGACCATCGACGGCATCCCCTGCCGGGGCATGATAGACCGGCTGGTGCGGCTGCCGGACGGGCGGCTGGCGGTCCACGAATATAAGACCACGTCCCAGGACATCGAGCCGGGCAGCGTCTACTGGCGGCGGCTGAAGATGAACGTGCAGGTGGCCCTGTACCAGCTAGCGGCGGACGCGGACACAGTGCTGTATGACGTGATCCGCAAGCCGAGTATCCGCCCCAGGAAGGTGCCGCTGCTGGACGGCGAGGGCCGGAAGGTGGTGGTGGATGACGACAGTGGGGAGCGGGTGATGAAGAAGGACGGCAGCCCCAGGCTGTCCGCTGGGCCTGGCATGACCCTGCAGACGCGGCTGGAGACACCCGCCGAGTACGGCAGCCGGTGCCTGCAGGACATGACCGCCGACCCCGACCGCTACCTGCAGCGGGTGGAGTGCCCCCGTGTGGACGCGGACCTGGCAGCCGCCAGGGCGGACCTGCGGGACGTGGACCGCCTGGTGCGGCTGGAGGTGTACCCCCGGAACCCTGGTCACTGCGACGGATTCGGGCGGTGTGAGTATTTCGAACTGTGCAGCGTAAACGTGCAGCCTGCGGACGGTGTGCCCGCCGGGTTTGTCCGACTTCTATCAGCACACCCGGAGTTAGACGGCGATGGCCAAGACCCCCAAACTACCACCCCCACCCAGCCCGGCGACGACGCCACCACCCCCGGCGGCAGTGTCGCCACCAGCACAGACAGGAGCATCTGGCCCCGCCATTGGCAGGATTGAAGCCGGGTCCGCCAAGCACCGCGTGGTGCTGAACTGCAGCGAGGGCTGGGGCAAGACCAGCCTGATGGCCCACGCACCCAATCCCCTGATGGTGATGGTGGGCCGCGAGGTGGGCTACCGCACCCTGCGGTCCGCCGACCGCGTCCCCGACTGCGACGTGGTCCACGTCACCACCTGGCCGGACCTGATGGCCCTGCTGCGGGACCCGGTCCTGGCCAAGTACGGGACGGTGTGCCTGGACGCCATCGGCCCGGCCTACACGCTGCTGGAGGACCACACCCTGCAGACACAGTTCAGCGGCGACCCCCACAAATTCGGCAGCTATGGGAAGGGCCGGGCGGCGTGTGAAACCGCCTGGAGCACCTTCCTGGACGCGGTGGAGTCCTGCCCGGCGGACGCCATCCTGGCCAGCCACGTGGAAACCACCAGCTTCACCAACCCCGAGGGGGACAACTACCACCGCTACACGGGCAACGTGCCCAAGCAGGTGTGGGCCATGACAGCCCAATGGGCGGACGCGGTCCTATTCGGCACCTTCCTGACCCATGTGGAGGAAGGCAAGGGGCAGGGCGGCACCGAGCGGGTGGCGTACACCGAGCACCGGGCCAGCCACGACGCCAAGAACCGATACGGGATGCCCAGCTTTATCAGCGTCCCAGGCGACCCCACCCAGTCCTACCAGTCCATTTTTCAGCACGTCAAGTAAGACGGGCACACACACCGGCCCCGATGGGCCACCACCGGCCACACGGCCAGAACAGGAACCATAGACATGATGAACCAAGGCAAGTACCTGGCTGCACTGCAGCGAATCGTTTTCAGCAACACCAGCGGCAGCGGCAGTATGCAATTCGTCCTGGTCTGCACCATCACCCACAGCGGGGCGACCGGCCAGTGGGTGGAGGTGGACCAGCAGGACCGGAATGTGTACCTGAGCATGTCCGGCAAGGCCAAGGACTACACCAAGAAAAAGCTGCAGTCCCTGGGCATCGGGGTGGACGGCCCCCCGGAGATGGTGGACGGCGGCGACGGCGACAAGCTGGTGGTGCTGCCCCAGGGGATCGGGGACGAACCGCTGGGCCTGACCTGCAGCCACGAAACCTACCAGGGCACGGCCCGCGAGCGTTGGGACCTGTCCGACTGGGGCGGCGGCGGGACCGGGTCGGCGGCGTCTGACGAGGACGCGGCGAAGCTGAAGGCTATGTGGGGCTGACGGCCCCCCGTCACTGATGCACCCACCGGGTCGGGACACCGGCCCGGGCGGGTTTTGGATTCTATACCCCTTTCACAGGAGCACACACATGGCAAGGCTGACCGGAAAACTGACCGAGGATTACTACTTCGTGGCCACCCACCAGTACGTGGCCGACCTGGGCCGCGTCCTGGGCCGGGACATCGAGCACCGCCAGGCCGTGGGCGTCTGCCTGGGCGTCCTGGACAGCGGCCTGGCCGACCTGCACGACCACGGGCAGCAGGGGCGAAACCGGGTGGTGGACGTGAACGGGTACGCGGGCACGCTGCCCATCCGCATCCGGCTGCACCTGACCGACAACCACGCCCCGGGGCACGACCGGGCGGCGTTCATCGTGACCGTGTCCAAGCGGCGGGAGCGGCGGGCAGGGGGTGCGGCATGACCGTGCACACGCCTGCCGAGCCGGACAAACTGACCGCTGCCATCGCGGTGCCCCGGGCCGTCACCACAGATGACGGGCGGCGGCTGCTGATAACCCGCTGGCGGCCTGACGTGACGCTGGACGACGCGGTACGGGTCACTGTGGACGCCATCGTGGACGGGCCGGACCCGGACGACTGGCCGGGCCTGGACGCCCTGCTGAACGCGGTCCTGCACGACCCCACCAACATCATCGCCACAGACCACCCGGCCCACGTCCTGGCCGCCCGCATCCGGGCACGACAGGAGGCCCGCTGATGCAGACGCTGCGGGAATACCAGGAGGACGTGGTGCTGAATGCGGCGGCGGCCCTGGACCGCTGCCCGCTGGTGGTGGCCCCGACCGGGTCGGGCAAGACGACGATGGGGGTGCACCTGGTGCGGGGGCTGGTCCAGGCGGGCCGCCGCGTCTGCTGGATCGCCCACCGGGAGGAACTAATCGACCAGGCCGTGGCCCGCTTCACCGCCGAGGGCGTGACGGCGGGCGTCATCAAGGCCGGGACGGCACCCATGCCGCTGGCCCAGGTCCAGGTCGCCAGCGTGCAGACACTGGCTAGGCGTCCCGTTACGGACTTCGACGTGTACGTGGTGGACGAGGCCCACCGGGCTGTGGCGGCGTCCTACCTGCGGGTGATGCCCCCGGCGGCGGCCCGGGTCGGCCTGACCGCCACCCCCTTCCGGCTGGACGGCACCGGCCTGGGCGTCATGTTCGGCCAGCTAGTCGAGGCCCCACAGGTCCAGGACCTGGTCGATATGGGGTTCCTGGTGGCCCCGGAGGTCTGGGTGGTCCGCCCGCCGAGCATGAAGGGGGTGGCGAAGCGGGGCGGGGACTATGCCGTGGGCCAGGCGGCGGACCGGGTGAATACCCGGGAGCACCGGGCGGACATCGTGGGCCAGTGGCAGGCCCGCATGACGGGCCGCCGCACCCTGTGCTTCGCGGCCAGCATCCAGCACAGCCACGACATCGTGGCGGCCTTCACCGCCGCCGGGGTCCGTGCCCTGCACGTGGACGGGGAAACGCCCAGGGACGAGCGGGCCGAGGCAATCCAGCGGCTGCGGGACCACGACGTGGACGTAATCAGCAACGTGCTGCTGTTCACCGAGGGCCTGGACGTGCCCGAGGTGGAGGGCGTGGTGATCGCCAGGCCCACCGCCAGCCTGGCCATGCACATGCAGATAGTCGGGCGGGGGATGCGGCCCGTGGGCGGGTGCGTGGTCCACGACCATGTGGGGAACCACACCCGGCTGGGGCTAGTGACCCAGCGGCTGGCCTACACCCTGGACGACCGGCAGACGGTGCGGCGGGTGGACCCGGCCCCCCTGGGGCTGCGGACCTGTGACCAGTGCTTCCGCATGTTTGACAAGGGGACGGATACGTGCCCGTCCTGCGGCACGCCCTGGGTGTCGGCGGGGGGACCCGAGGGGGTGGAAATCGACGGCGACGGGGACATGGTGGTGCTCACAGAGTGGGGCCGCCGCCAACAGCGGTATGAGGCCATCGCCCTGGACGCGGCCATGTACGGGTGGAAGGACGGGGCGGTGCGGGCCAAGTACAACGAGGAAATCGGGGACTGGCCGCCGGAAATCGAGTTCGTGGACGAGGACAGCGGCGAGGTCCTGCGGCGGTTCTGCAATCCCGAGTCGGCCACGATGGACGACCGCGAAGGCTACTACCGCACCATGCTGGCCCTGTGCCTGGACAATGGGTGGAAAATCGGGGCGGCCAGCCACCGCTACAAGGAATTGTTCGGCACCTGGCCGAAGGGGTTTGTGGGGCGGGTCAAGGCGGAACTGGGGATCGGGGACGACGACCAGGGGCAGCAGCCCCAGACACTAGCGGAGGCGTGGTGATGAAGTACGCGGTGCAGGTGGACCGGCAGGCGATGGCGAAAAACCAGCAGGACGGCCTGTGCCGCCCCGTTTTCAGGGTGACACTTGGCAGGGAGGGCCAACTGGTTACAGTGGCCAAGCGGGTGGACATGGACGGCCCCGTGCAGGGTGTGACCCTGGCCGGGTGCCGGGCCTGGATCGAGTGCGACAGCCTGGTGGCAGACGGGAGGACCTATGCCTGACCGTGAACAGGACATCCAGAACGCCATCATGCGGTGGTGTGCGATGCACGACCACGTCCGCGTGTTCCGCCAGAACACCGGCAGGGGCGAGTTCCGGGGCCGCCAGGTCCAGTTCGGCATCCCCGGCCAGGCCGACATCCGGGGCATCGTGGCCCCGGACGGGCGGACCCTGGAAGTGGAGGTCAAGACGGCGACGGGGCGGCAGTCCAAGAAGCAGGCGGCCTGGGGGGCGATGATTGAGCGAATGGGCGGCATCTACATCCTGGCCCGGTGCGTGGAGGATGTCTGGGACCGCCTGGTGGACGAGTACCCCAATCACGTGTGGCACACGCCCGGGGAGGTGGTGTAGTGCAGGACGTGCTGACATACCAGGGGGGCGACGGGAACGAGCCGGACTGGGACGGCATGGTGCGGGACGCCATGCTGGCCGCCAGCCGGATGCCCGGGCTGCGGCCCCAGCGGCTGCTGGTGACGCCGGACGCCTACCAGGCCCTGCGGGAGCAGTGCACGACCACGACCGGGGACGCGACCGTGGCGGCACAGTTCGGGGGCCTGCCGATAGAAATCGTAGACACGAAGCAGGCGTACCAGTCGGCCCTGCTGCGGTGTCGATTCACGGGGGTGCAGCCAGTCCTGGCGGGCATCCCGGACGACTGGACCAGCGACAGGGGCACACATGGCAACAGCGACGATCCCGGCGGCACTGACACAACTGGACCAGTGGGTGGTCTGGCAGTACCGGACCCGGTGGGGCAAAAAGACTAAGGTCCCGTTCATCCCCGGCACCCAG